TAAACTTTGTCAACTATAACAAGTTATATGAAGGGCAAGTTGCCCAATATGAAGGCAATATGCTGATTTTTGTCTATTTTAGGAAATAATTGATGTTTTTTCTTTATTATTTGAAAATTTTATTTCAATTTTACATCTATTGCAAAATAAATTAGCAGTACCCAAAAGTTTCTTTCCTAATAATTTATTACAATTAGGACATCTTGCCTCAGCCAGTGGGTAGGTATATGAATTTTTTTGAGTAACATTATTTTCAGAAACTGATAATCTGCTATTTTGTTCTTGTTCTGCTAATTGGTCAACCATTTCAAAACTCAATACTTCTGTAATAGTACATCTGCAATTAATATTTTCTTCAGGCAATCCTCCTTGAGCAGGTGCCATCATGTAATCATCTCCTACTTCAAATTCTTGGTCCAGGGGTATTATTTGCCCGTGAACGAATTCATGTGTTTCTCTTGTTCGTTCATCAAGTGCCGCAAGCCATTTTTTGCCTGTTACAATTTCACTTTGCTTAGCTGATTCTAATTGGCCAAAATTTACGGCACTAACAGTTTCAGTTCTAGCTATTCTTTCGGCTCGTTCCTTGCTGAAACCAGAAACATTCATAAGATTATTTCTTGTAGCCCTAACATCAACACCTTCATCTCTAGATTTCGCCAGTGCTTTTCGTATCAATGTTCCTGTTACGGCATTTATTCTTTTTGCATTTTTCAATGCCTGATTACGAAGATACCCTTGAACCGCACTTGAATCATTATCAAACTCGTAACCAAATTGAATATCAGGTTCTTGTTTGGAAATACTTCGTTTTTGTGTATTTGCTTGATCTTCAATTTCTCTTTTAGCTTGTTCGCCACCTTGAACAATACCTCTTAATGCCAGTTTTTCAAAAGAGGCATACAATTCTTCGTTCCAATCATTTTCATTGAAAATATTTTCAGGTTCTATTTCTGTGTTTTTATCAAAATTATTTAAAATTTCTTTTTTCTGTTTAGCGAATAAAGAATTTAATACTTTTGAATACTCATTTTCTAAAGGTGTTACTTTATCTACAAATGTTTTCCATCTTTTTTCTAAATAATCTTTTTCATTTAATTTTTTAGATTTTTTTTCAACACCTGGACCAACTTCTCTTAGCATTTCTGTTTGTCCCATCATGTGAGCAACTGAGGAAAGAGGCTCCATAAACATATCGCCGTCCTCAATAGGTTCTAAGCCTATTTTGATTCTTGCCTCATTTCTAGTTATATACCCAGATTTAAATCCTTGATCTGCAACTGCTAAATTTCTGTCTATATCAGCAGGAATTGGTGTGTCATATTCTAATATTAAATTAGGGTCATTATACATAGGAATTAAAACTTCATTTAATTTAGTTCTAATTCTTTCAAGTCTTGGTTTTAATACCCAACGAGCAAAAGTGTATTCACTTGCCTCGGCATTTGCTCTATTAACATCTTCAGCTATTCCTAAAATATGTTTCGGCATTCCGTAAACTCCCATGATTGTATCACGGTTCATAATTCTTAAATCACGGAATTGCATATCTCGTTGTGTAACTCCCGCAGTTTGCCAACTGGCTCCACCTTCTAAAATTGCTACTTTATGAGCATTTGATGTACCCTGATATTGTTTGTTCCACTGGTATCTTAATCTTTCATATTGAGAATCTGTTAATGTTCCTTCAAATTGTATTACTCCTGAAGGTTCAGCTGAATTTTGGAAAAATGTTCTGTTATATTGGCTACTATATTTTTCAGCCTCTATATCTGCATGAACCGCTCCTAGTGGGGATTGCCCACGAAACGGATTCGTTGGATTAGGTAACTTGATATGAACTATATCATCTACATTTAATGGTATTTCTTCTTTTCCGTTTTTATACACATAACCTTTAATATACATTTTTTTATCAGGCACTACTTTCATTTTGTTTGGATTGATAACCCAAATTTCAGCAGGAGTATTTGCCCTGTCTTTAATAACTAACCAAAATACCTCGCCTGTCAAATCAATGAAAGTTTGAGTTTGCTCAAGCATTTCTAACCCTGTATGAAATTTATTCACATAAGCAAACAATTCTAGTAATGGGTGCTGAATTATTTCTGTTTGTTCATTTTCTGATTTTGTATATAATCTCCATTTCGTTTCTGCAACTGCACTGGCTATTCTTGATACACAAGCAAAAACCCACCCTACTTGACCGTAAGCACGAACAAATTCGGCAGGACTAGATATTTGACTTGTGAAAACATAAGGATTGTAATTGAATGAATCACTTACTCCTAATTGTTTAATTTCTGATTTTATAAATGGATTTAATTTATTGTACCAAGCCATATCTTACTCCTTATAGCCAACGAACAGACGGATTTCCTGTTCCTGATAATTCGGTCATTCCCCATACTAAAGCATCAAGTCTGTCAGGAGAAGGGTCACCAGATAGTGCCTCCCAATTACAGAGCTGATCTTCTAAAGTATTTAATAAACCGTAATGAAATACTTTTTTTTGTTCATATAATGAGGCAATAGGTTCAGCACGAACTCTTTTACCACGACTTGCATGAACCGCTTTAAATGGTATGTCGTCTGATTTAGTTTTTAATGTATATTCAACTAATTGGCCTCCGTTGTTTGTTTCAGCTATTATTTTATCAGCTGAATATTTATCATATAAAGAAATAGCAACTTCTGCCCAGCCGTTAGGACTAAATCTGCCACTTCTATCTTCTAAAACATAATATTTGCCGTCATGGTCTTTGCCCACTACAACAATACCAGTTTCGTCACTTGTTTTTGTCGCAGTTACCGCAGGGTCTATTGCCACTACTACTCTTTCCAAATCTTCAGGCAGTTCCTGGACCCTACACTCATCAAACCATTCTCTTTTCCATAATGCTCCTTCAGATTCCTCTAGTATTTCAGCATGAATTTCTTGCTGGCCTAATCTAGTTCCTTTATATTTTTCCAATATAATATCAAAGAAATTTTTATTCAAATTTGCTCTGTTTTCATAACTTGAGCCACTGGTTAAAACTGTATTATTAGAATCTCTTATATTTTTTAATAATTTCAAAGGTCTTGGTGTAGTAGTTATACATACCTGAGGATTTTCTCCTAATCTAAGGCCGAACATAAGGTTATCCCAAGTTTCTTGAGGGTATTCCCATGATGCTAATTCGTCACACCAAGCAGTATCAAACTGAGGGCCTCTTAACTGGTCAGGCTCGTATGACGAAAATATGTGAGCCGTTGCACCGTTTTCCCAAACTATTCTTCTTCGTGAAGGTTGATAATCAGGTTTATTCCACGGAGGACTTATACTTACAAGACCACTCTCGCCTTCAATCATAACATCACGAACATCAGCAGGAGTTTTGCCAATAATAGCAATTCTTTTTGCCATACCACTTTCAACTCTTTCCCTAATCCATTCGGCTCCTGTTCTCGTTTTTCCAAATCCACGACCTGCTAATATCAACCAATTTGTCCACTCTCCTTCAGGAGCAATTTGTTTTGGCCGTGCATTCAACGGTGACCGCCAATCATAATACCCTTGCTTTATTTTAGATTCAGGGTCTTGGTCAATTTTGGTCAATAATGTTTGAAGGCTCTTTATCTTTTCCTGACTTGAGATTTCCAATATAATTTTCTATCCTTTTTTTCATTTCTTTTCTGTAATCTATGGTGTCATGAACTTCAATATTGTTTGTTTGTTGCCTATTATCAATATTGATTTGGTTATTTGGTGTATCAACTCCCACCATTCTCCTTTGACCTTCCATTATTTTCAGACAAGCATTTAATGCGTCATAGTCTATTTGCTCTTGCATTATTTTAGGATAGAGCTTTGCATACATGGATTCGTATCTTTGAAAAATTGTATTTCTATAAGTTTTCAAAGCATTATCGCTTTCATCATTCATTTTTTCAAGAGCAGATTTAAACTCTTTCCGTACTCTGTAAGGACTAATTTTTAAATTTTCTCCTATCAAAACATCGTTGTAACCAGCTAGTTTCAGCTTGACGATTTGAGCTCGTCTAACTTTCGCGGCCTCTATTTTTGATGATTGCTTTTTTGTTGTCATGGTATAAAATATAACATAGTTTTATATTTATTTAAAACCCTATATGGATTATAGAATAGCAATTCCAACATTTCGTCGTAGCGAAACAATAAAAGAAAAGACATTAAATTACTTAGCAAAAACTGACATAGATTTTAGCAAAATTGATTTATTTTTGAGTGATGTTACTGAAAGGAAAGCCTACGAAAAAAGTTTATCCACTGGGGAGTACAAAAAAATAAATATTGTTGACGGTGTAATAGGAATAGGCAACCAACGAAATTTCATTGTAAATTATTACCCAGTGGGTCAAAAAGTATTTGGAATTGATGATGATATTCAATCGGCTATTTTAAAAATTGATGATAAAACTCGTTTTGAATTAACAGAATTAGATGCTTTTATTCGTGAGGCATTTTCTGCAACAGAAAAAGCAGGTCTTAATATTTGGGGAGTTTACCCTGTAAACAATCCATTTTTTATGAAATATTCAATCAGCTTTGATATAAAATATATCGTTGCTTGTTTCTACGGTTGGATTAATAATCACGAGGACAAAGCATATTGCACTTTAGAAGATAAAGAAGATTTTGAACGGTCAATCAAATATTACTTAGCTGACAACGGTGTTGTTCGTTTCAATTATGTTGCCCCTAAAACAGATTATTATTCGGAGTCAGGTGGAATGCAAGAAACACGAACTAAGCAAAGAGTCAAAGAATCAGCCGAATTTTTAGCAATAAAATATCCGTATTTATGCAAATTATTTGTTAGCAAAAAAGGATATCACGAAGTTAGATTAAAAGACACGAGGCCCATTAAGACTTGATGTCTATTTTTATACCGTCTCTTGGATCGTGTCTGCCAGCAAATTCTGTCGTTACAAAATCACTTGCTTTTGGATCTTCAGGTTGAAAATCAGGAGAAACTGTTTTCTTTGCATTTTCAATTTCTTCTTCAGGAGTTCCACAAGCAACCATATTTGTTCGGTAATATAAAACTAAACTAATTCTTTCAGCATCTTCTGAATGTAATTTGGGTATTTCCATGCCATTCGTGAGCGTCCATTAATAATAAATCCCCGTCTTGTAAATTGGCACCTACCCTAAATTCAGGAAAAGTTAAAATCCCACCTGAATAATCCCCTCGCCGCATACACATTAAATTACTAAATCCTTCATGTAAATCTCCAACATCTTTATGAACTCCTGTAGGGTATGTGTTGTTCACGGTTATTGTTGTGTAAGGTGTGTTGCCAATAATCCAATCTTTTTCTGTTGCGTCAGCTCTTCTTTTTTGAATATTGTATCTATCAGGAACATACTTTTCAAACACACTGGCCAAATGCTCAAACAAAGGAAATATACTTCTAAATTCTTCGGCATGTTTACCTGTC